CACTAGGCGCAGTAGGACTAGATGGGTTCTCAGCATACAACTCAAGCACAGGCGGAATATCAGCAGCCGCAGCCGACACATACACCACCGCACTGCCCGTCAGGTTCAAGGCAGCATCAGCATTGGAACTCTCAGCAACAGTCCTGCTCAGGGTCGTCCCAGAGGCCGTGTAGGTGCCTGTGCCGATCTCCCAGTCAGTGCCATCCTCGATGACGTAGCGCACCACATCCCCGTCAGCCACGCCAGCATCCGCAAAGGACTGGTAGCCGCTCTCAGCAGTGCCAAGAGTGATTGTGCCTGTGCCAGTCGTCGCTGTGGACATCTTGGCGCGGTTTACGAGCGTGACCATGTCGGATGCCTCGGGTTAAGCGATGCGAATAATCGCGTTGCTTGCATCAGCCGTCGGAAAAATCACCTGAAAGTCGCCGCTGGTCGAGGTTTTATCTTCGCCAAAATCCAACACGACAACCGACGGATCACCTGCGGCAGTGTCGTTATAGATCAACGCACCACGGGCCGTGATGGTTGTGGACGTGAATGTGATGTCAGCGAAATCCGTGAGGGCCGTCGTACCGCTTGTGGTCGGTGTGACGTTGGTCAGCGCACCGCCGCCAGCAGTGTAGCTGCCGCTGGCCGATACCTCGCCGCTCGTAGTGTATGCGGTGGTCGCCGCATTCAGGGTGGCGGTGTTGTCATACAGCGCCAGCTTGAAGGTGCTGCCCGTTGAGGTCGTGAAATCGTGAACCGCTTGCAGGATCTCCTGCTTGAAGCTGGTACACATAAAGTTGCCCGAAAACGCCATGTCAAAGTCCTTTCAGTGCGTCTGCCAGTTCCGAATGCCCAGCATCTCGGAGTGCATTATACACGGTTGTGCGATCGCTTTGAACCGCTTGTTTTAGGTACAGCTGCACCAGCTGCTCAACACGCGCCTTGAACGCATGTGCCTGTGCCTTGATGGGTTCTGGCGCTGTATCAGACACCGATACAATCTTGTCCGCGCACTGCGCTGCAAGCTCCTCGGTTGTCAGTCCTCGGTTCGAGGTGGTGTGAACACCAACCTGAAAGTCCGTGGCAAAAGATCCTGAAATCATGCTTTCCTCCGAATGAGCTCGCCTGTGCGATACTCGTCTGTGCTTTGCTTGGCTTCGCCCAGCAACTTGAGGCCCATTATCGCTTCTTGGAAACGAGCTTGGTATAGCTGCGTCATGTCAGGGTCACCTTTCAGAAAGGTGTTGGCCTCCATCAAGGTGCCGTAAAGCATTGCCAGCTCGGCGTTCTCACTGAGCCATGTTGTCCCGCTGTCTGATCCAGCTGTCAGGCTCACTGGGCGATACAGGTATTGCAGCTGCGCAGTGTACACAGCGTCTGGCGTCGGGGACAGCAGGAAGTACTCGTTGTCAAACTGAGCGTAATACTTTGGCGCGCCCGTGGTTGACTCATCCGGGGTGTAGGACTGAGCGAAACTCAAATCCTTGAACTCGGCGAAGAACTTGTCTCCATCCGCGCCGGTGAGGTTCAAGGCCATTGGGGCCAAGAAGTCTGCGGGCACAGGCAAAAAACGGTTGCCGACAGCTGTTGAGGCTGTCGCGTTCTTCTGAAACAGTGAGAGTTGCACGCCCTTGAGCAGTCGCTCCTCGGTCATGCGGATAAACACAGGCAGGGTGTTGACCAGCGTTGTTTCGCTGGACTCAACGAAGTCCTGTACAGTCTGTTTCAACTCGCCGTATGTAAAGCTCATGTCGTCACCACCATAACCTGTCCAGCCTTACCTACCATGCGGGGAGGTTCCAAGGGAAGCCCAATTGTGTCTGTGTAGGTGAACACCTGAAGCGGTTCAGCGCGATCCGGGCGCGGGTTGCGCAAAGCCTGCGGGTCGGGTCCGGGTTTCGGTGGAAACAGCTGCGGGTGCTTTGTCTCATACTCATCCGGGCCGACAAGCGCGCCGGTCCACTCGCGGCGCATGTCCTTGAGCCGATAACGGAACCCGGAGCGGTCCGATATGCCGTAGGCGTTTTTGTCTGACGCGAAAGACATCTCACCCCCTCCGCATGTCGGGCACCAGCATCAAGCTGACCCGATCTTCGTCTTCCTCTGCCGCACGTTGAAACTCTTCCTCGTACACAGCCTTCAACAGCTGGATGCGATCTGGTGCCCGCTTCATTGCCAAGTAGTAAGCCAGACCAGCGACCATGCACGGATAGAACCGGAACGGAATCTGTGTGGTGTTGGTCAGGGCGTCTGCGTCTTCAATACGGCGCACATAGTAGTACACCAGCTGGTCCGTCGAGTTCTCCGGCGTTTGCCAAAGGTTGATGACAGGGGCGATCTGGCGATCAAAGTAGAACTGTGACGGGCGACCTTGATCCGTCTTGTTCGGAAAGTCGAGATAGTCGCCTCGACTGATGCGCTCCATCTCAATGTCCGTGCCGTCCCGGCGCAGCGTCATTTCAAGAATGTCGACAACGTCAGCGCCAAGGGTCTCCTGCGCCTGACCTTGGGTCAGGGTCAAGATTTCTTGCTCCACGGTCCAGAGGTTCAGGCCACGGTTGGCCCACTCAGCAAACATCAGGTTCAGAGATCGACGCGCAGTTTTGGCGTCATAGCCCGTGCGAACTTCAAGGCCGCACCGTTCGTACGCCTCTTCAATCGCCTCCGCGACGTCAATGTTGAAGTCTCTGGAACCTGATGTGGTCATTGCTTACACCATCTTCGTGTCGCGAACGCCGCGGTTGCCCATGACGCAACCGCCGTTCTTGAAGCCCTTGACCAGCGCCCGCTCAAGCTCGCCGTCCTTGTTGCGAAGCTCTGGACCTTCACGACGTGGCGGCATGGGCGGCCCCTGCCGCTTTTTCTCGCGCTCGTTGCGTTCCATCTCTCGACGGACCCTGCCCTTGCGCGGTTGACGGTCTTCGGGGTTTTGCAAAGCCATAGCCTACACCATCTTCGTGTCTTTGACGCCACGGTTGCCCATAACGCAGCCGCCGTTCTTGAAGCCCTTGACCCCACGCCCCTTCAGGACGTCGGCCTTGGTGACCTTCCCGTCCTTGTTCAGGTCGGGAAAGTCTTCTTTCTTCTTGTCGGCCATCACTTCTTGCCTTTGACCTTGCCGCCGCGCATCATCTTAACCTTGCCGCCGCGCATCATCTTTTTCCCCGCTGCGGGCTTCGCTGCTTTAGAACCGCGCATCATCTTCTTCGTTCCGGGCATAGTCAGCTCTCCGTTGTCTGCGTTTCGCAATCAATCGCTCATAGTCAAAACGACTGTAGTTGTCATAGTACCCGAGTTTCTCCAGCTTTGCAGCAGAATTGTCGAGGTCCGTCAGTCTCTGCACAAAGATAACAGCTTCGTCACTCAGGTGCGATAGCACCCAGCAGTCGATGCCCGCAACGTTGAAAAAGTCGTTTAACGCATCTGCCTCGGCCTCCAACTGGTCATAGTCTCCGCCGTAGGATTCGTCCACCACAACGACGACATCCAAGTCCTCGTCGAGCATGGCCGCCGAAGCTAGGACCTCGGGCCACAGCATATCTGTCTCTACCACCTGCACACGTCCAGCCTCGTAGGCAGGCTTCGCAAAAGGACACAGGGGCATGCCAATATCTGAGTCCGTCTCGGACAGGGTATCAATCCACTGCTCTATCAAAACACCCTCACCAATCCGCCCTCGGCCATTTTGACCTTGGCTTTCTTCGTGTTTGAGACGACTGTCTTGCCCTTGGCGCCAGCCTTCTTTTTCTTGAGGGCCGTAGCCTTGCGCTCCGACTTACTAAGTGACGATGCCTTGCTTCTGGGAAGGCATCGATCGGGGTTCTTTTTGTCCTTAGACGTGCCGCACTCTCCGGCGATGTTGCCCTTGGAGTCAATCCGAACCCAGTTTTGTTCACGCCATTTCTTCAGCTCGCCCATCAAAACACCCTCACCAGCCCGCCTTTGGCCTTCTTCTGTTTCGACTTCTTGGCGTAGTTTGGATCTTTGCAATACTTGCTGGCGGCCATGTTGGCATAAGCACTCGGGTAGGTGTCAAAGGTGCGTTTGGCCCAAGCCTTGCCCTTAGCGCAAATTTTACCACCCTTCTTGGCCATCAGTCTTTGCCCATAGCCATCTGCTTGCGAGGACTGCACTGCATCTGATCGACCTTGCCTCCCTTGGCGTAGCCGCGCTTAGGAGAACCCGCTTTCACCTTGCCGCCGGCCATGTAGCCCGTGGTTTTCTTTTTCATGGGGGGCTTTGTGATTTGCTGGTTCATGTTGCTGCGATTCATAAGTCTCGGTCCTTCCGTAGAGAAAAGTTCTGCAGAATCATCTTGATGTCTGTTCGCATCTCAGACAACATCGAATTGGTTTCATCGCGCGCTTTTTGCGCGTGCTCAAGATCCTCTTTACGCTGCTGCCACAGACGTCTGATCTCTCGTTCATTGCCCAGAG